GGTTTATATAAGGATAGTCTTGGCATATGATATTTATCGTTAGATAAATATGAGTGGAGAACTAAAATGGACGATAAAGCCCCAACTAACACATCATCCTCTGTAATAGAGCGAAATAAGGTATTTGATTACGTTCGTACTATGCTAGGTGATGGAATGATCGAAGTAGAACTAGATCCTATCCACTATGAAACTGCGCTGGATCGTGCAATGAATAGATACAGACAACGTAGTCCAAATGCTGTAGAAGAAAGCTATAGTTTTCTAGAGTTAGAACAAGATGTAAACGAATATAGATTACCTGACGAAATTATCAGTGTACAAAGCGTATTTCGCAGGGCTATTGGGTCTCGTACTGGCATGGGCGCAGGCGGCACATTATTTGAACCATTCAACTTGGCTTATACCAATACCTATCTGCTAACTGGATCATCCATGGGCGGCCTTGCAACCTATGAAATGTTTGCTGGATATCAAAAACTAGCAGGTCGTATGTTTGGTGCGTTCATCGAATTTAACTGGAAACCTACAAGTCATATTTTAAATATCCTCCAACGTCCGTTTGCTCAAGGCGAACAAATCTTGATCAAGAGTCAAAATTTCCGGCCTGACTGGGTTTTGCTACAAGACATCTATGCTAAACAGTGGCTAAAAGATTATTCGCTTGCCAACTGTAAAATCATGCTAGGCGAAGCTCGCAGTAAGTTTGGTACTATTGCTGGCCCAGGCTCAGGTGGTATACAATTAAACGGCAAAGATTTGATCAGTGCTGGTACCGCCGAACTAAAAGAGCTAGATAAAGAACTTGAAACTTATGTTTCCGGCGGCACTGGCTACACGTTTGTAATTGGCTAAAAAATATTTGACCTTGTAATAAATCTGTTATATACTAGCGTTACATTAGGAGACGCTATGATTATAGGTGTGTGCGGATTTATTGGTTCTGGCAAAGATACCGTTGCCGATTATCTTACTAATTTTCATGGTTTCCGACGAGAATCATTTGCTAACAGTTTGAAAGATGCAGTAGCACATGTATTTGGATGGGACAGAACAATGCTAGAAGGGCGCACAAAACAAGCTCGCGAATGGCGTGAACAAGTAGATCCTTGGTGGGCCAAACGACTCAATATGCCAACACTAACTCCTAGATGGGTCCTACAATACTGGGGTACCGAAGTATGCCGCAAAAGTTTTCATGATGACATATGGATTGCTAGTTTAGAAAATAAACTCCGTAACAGTCAAGACGATGTAGTTATTAGTGATTGTCGTTTTCCTAATGAAATTAAGTCTATTAAAGACGCGGGTGGCATTGTAATACGTGTACATCGCGGCCCTGAACCTGAATGGTATGACGATGCAGTTAATGCTAATCGAGGAGAAACTGGCAATTTTTCATGGGCTACTAGTCGAAGTCGTCTTGAAAAACTAGGTATTCATGCTAGCGAAACTGCTTGGGTTGGTACTACGTTTGATGCTGTATTAGATAATAACGGCAGTATAGATGACTTATTTGCTAGTGTTAAAGATCTGGTACAAGATCGCCTTGCCGCCAATGCTGGCCTTCTTTATGAAGAACACGCTGACAGTTTGCACAAACTGTCTTAAGATTTAACAATTTACAGTTGTTTAAATCGCCGTCCACATGAAACACTGCAAACACTTCTTTATGTGGACTTTTAAAACCGCATTTATCGCAAGTATTTTTCATTCGGTAGCCTGAGCGATACCATCTTGCAATACCTTTGCCGCTAATGCAGGCTTCACACTGGCTTCTATAGTAAGTTCGGTTATTTTTAATATAATTAACAGCGGCTGGTCTTGTTCCGCAAGTGCATAATGGTCTCATACTTTATTTACACCTTTTCCAAACCTTTTTCTAGCTAATAATAAGGATAAAAAACCAAAATCCACTAAATACATTGAAGAACATGTACTCATGGAGATTAAAAAATGGCTCAACTCAGTTCACCAGGCGTAAGCGTAACAGTTATAGATGAAAGTTTCTATACACCCGCGGCGGCCGGCACAGTTCCGTTAATTGTAGTTGCTTCGGCAGAAAACAAACAGAACGGAGCGGCAACAGGTACAGCACCTGGCACATTAAAAGCAAACGCTGGCAAAGTATACTTGTTAACAAGTCAAAAAGATTTATCGGATACATTTGGTATACCTAAATTCTATACTGATGCAAATAATAATCCAATCCATGCTGGTGAACAGAATGAATATGGTCTTGCTACAGCATACAGTTTCTTAGGTGTAAGTAATCGTGCGTATGTTGTACGTGCAGATTTAGACGTAGGTCAACTTACAGGTACACCAACAACACCAACAAGCCCAGCAGAAGATGGCACATATTGGCTTGACACAACTGACACTAAGTTTGGTGTATTTGAATGGAACGCTAGTCCTGCAACTGTTGCAGACGGACAAACATTTGGTGTGCAAACAGTAACAGTTATTACAGATGCTACTAAAGTTACAGCGGCTCCTAACTACGTACCATTAGCAAGCGTTGGCGCAATTGGCGACTATGCAATGGTTGCAGTAACAACATTAAACAAATTATATTTTAAGAAATACGAATCAGCAACTGCCGCTGGCACATGGGTTGAAGTTGGTTCTTCAGCATGGGCCGCAAGTTGGCCAGCTGCCACAGGAACTATTGCTAACAGTTCAATTACATTGTTATCTAGTGATACAATGGTTATCAATGGATACACTGTTACCGGCGTAACTACATTAACTGGATTAATTACTGCTATCGGCACCAACGTTGCTGGTGTAACAGCCGCAATGATTAACGAAAAACTAAACTTGTTTTCAACAGGCGTTGACATTGTAATATCTGGTCTTTCTGTAGCTAAAGTTGGTTTAAGTTCAACAACATACCTGGCTCCTGTTATGGTAATGGCACCGCACACCAGTGTTCCTACTTACAAAATTACAGACAACACGTCAACTGCTAACGGTCGTCCAACAGGATCAGTTTGGGTTAAGACTACTAATGCAAATGCTGGTGCAGACTGGATTATTAAAAAATACAACAGTGCAACTAGCTCATGGATTACTCAAACTACTAAACTGTTTGCAAATAATCAAACAGCATTGGCAACATTAGACCCAAGCGGTGGTGGTATCAACTTGTCAGTTAACTCGTTATACGTTAAGTTTAACGATGACGAAGGTGGCCCAGAAATTGCTACATTCAAAATTTACAAGCGTAGCGGAGTAGGCGCAACTGTTATTACTAGTTCACCTATTACCAGCAGTACATTTACCGCAGGTACAAACACATTTACAATACAGGAAAGTGTAATTGGTAGCGGAACATTAACATCAGCTGTAACTATTACATTCACAGCCGCTGCCGCTGCCGCAGATTCAGATGCACTTATTGCAGCCTTTAACGCCGCGCTACCTAACTCTAAGTTAGTTGCTACAAAGAATGCCAATAACTCAATTAACATTACTCATACAGCAGGCGGAGATTTTAGACTAGTTGACGGATCCAACACTCCATTAGCTGACATATTCTCTACAACTACCACTGCTAATTTGTATCCTAATCCAGCAGGCACTGCAAACAACTATGTTGCAAGTTTGTGGTCAGCTGTTGCAAACGGCACAGCAATCGCAGCCGCAAGTGCAACTCCTCCAACAAACATTGCCGCTGATCAACAATTATGGTATAACAATGATATTGACGAAGTTGATATTATGGTTCACAACGGCACAACATGGGTTGGCTACAGAAACTATACACAAAACGCAGTAGGCGGCGACATAACAGACCCAGCTGGTCCTAAAGTTAGTGCAACACAGCCCACTGTACAAAGTGACGGAACTCCTTTAGCTAACGGCGATTTGTGGATTGACACAAGTGATTTAGAAAATTATCCATTAATCAAACGATACAATTATCTAACTAAGAAATGGGTTTTATTAGACAACTCAGATCAGACAACTGAAAACGGTGTATTATTCCGTGATGCACGTTGGAATACAGACGGACTAACTGCTACTAAAGCAGATATTAGCGATTTGCTAACTAGCAACTTCTTAGACTTTGACGCTCCAGATCCTGCACTATATCCAAAAGGTATGTTGCTGTGGAACTTGCGTAGAAGCGGATACAATGTATTAAAATTTGTTAGAGGTTATGTTGATACTACAGCACGTAATACACGTATGAGTAACGCATTGATGACTAGCTACTATCCACATCGTTGGATCAGTGCTGCCGCTAACCAAGTAGATGGTTCTGGAAACTTTGGCCGCAAAGCAGTGCGAGAAGTTGTTGTTGCCGCATTGAACTCAGAAATTAATGCTAATCAACAAATCCGTGACGAAGAAAGCCGCATATTTAACTTGATTGCTTGTCCAGGTTACCCTGAGACAATCACGTCATTAGTTGCATTGAACTACGATAGAGGCATCAGCGCATTTGTAGTTGGCGATACGCCTGCTCGTTTGCGCCCAGATGCAACAACAATTAGCAACTGGGGCAACAATACTGACAACGCTGTAAACAACGGCGACGATGGATTACTAACAACAGACGCATATTTAGGTATGTTCTATCCATGGGGTTACACTACAGACTTGCTAGGAAACAACGTTGTTGTTCCACCAAGCTACATGATGTTACGTACTATTGCATTGAGCGATAACGTTTCTTATCCATGGTTTGCTCCAGCAGGAACACGTCGTGGTGGTATTACCAACGTAAGTTCAGTGGGATATATTGATTCGTTAACTGGTGAATTTAATGCAACAGCGTTAAACACTGGACAACGTGATACACTTGCAAGCATCCATGTAAACCCAATTACATTTATTACCGGAACAGGCTTGGTAAACTACGGACAGTATACACGTCAACTAAGTGCTAGTTCATTAGACAGAATTAACGTTGCACGTTTAGTAATTTATCTACGTAGACAGTTTAGTCAATTGGCAAAACCATATGTGTTTGAACCAAACGACACTATCACACGTAATGAAATTAAACAAGCCGCAGAAAGTTTATTATTAGAATTAGTGGGACAACGGGCATTGTATGACTATCTTGTAGTTTGTGATACATCAAACAATACACCTGCAAGAATTGATCGTAGCGAACTATACCTTGATGTCGCGATTGAACCAGTAAAAGCTGTGGAGTTTATTTACATTCCATTACGTTTAAAGAATACTGGCGAGATTAAAGGTCTATAATAATTAGGAGAACACAATGTCAATTGCATCATTATCAAGATTTACAGTACCGCTAGCTAGTAACCAAAGCTCTAGTACTCAAGGCATGTTAATGCCTAAGTTAAAGTACAGATTCAGAGTTAGCTTTGAAAACTTTGGTGTATCAGGTGGTACAGTAGAATTAACAAAACAAGTAGCTGATTGTGGCAGACCTAACGTCAAATTCGCAGATCAGACTATTGAAGTTTACAACAGTAAGATTCACTATGCTGGTAAGCCAACATGGCAACCGCTGACAATCAAATTACGTGACGATGTTTCAAACAACGTGACTAAGTTAGTTGGTGAGCAAAATCAAAAGCAGTTTGACTTCTTTGAACAAAGCTCTGCGGCAAGTGCTGGTGACTACAAGTTCCTTACACGTATTGAAATGTTAGATGGCGGTAACGGAACTAACACTCCTACAATTCTTGAAACTTGGGAATTATACGGTTGTTACGTTGATAGCACAAACTATCAAACACTAAGCTACACAGGCGCTGCCGACGTTATGACTATTGATATTACTATTCAATATGATAACGCACAGCAAATTGGGCCAGGTGCTGGTATGGGAATTGAAGGGTTTGGACAGAAACGTGCTGGTACAGCTACAACTGGTGGTGGCGTTCCTTACAGATAATAATCAAACTAAAAACCCGCTTGGCGGGTTTTTTAGTGGCTAGTCATTAACTACGTAGTTAATATTTAAGATAAATATTATTATGGCCTTTACACCCAACAAATATTTAAAAACGCATAGCCCTATGAGCTTTGTCTACTTACGAGATCAGCGTCACGCATCTCGTTTGTTTGCTGATGATTCTTTTAGACTTGCACCCAAATTTGATCATTTATTTCATGTATCATTTAGTATTAATCCGGCTGCATTGAAAAGCATTGACTTAGTACAACGTCATAGGAACGAAATCAATATGTTGGTTAAAAGCATATCGTTACCTAAGTTTACTATATCATCAGAAACAGCTAATCAGTACAATAGAAAAAAAGTAATACAATTTCAACACAAATATGAAAATGCTACGATTAAATTCCATGACGATAACATGGGATTAATCAATCAACTATGGCAAAACTATTATAGCTATTATTATGCAGATCCTACCAGCGCAAAAAATGGAACTGCATACAATAGAAATGCAACTAAGAATTTTGATTTTATCACTACGCCGTTTGGATTAGATAACGGCAGTACTGTTCCGTTTTTTAACTACATAACGATTTATCAAATGGCCCGACATGAATTTGTAAGTTATAAATTACATAACCCATTAATTGCAACATGGGATCATGCAGGACTAGACTATGCTAGTACAAAGGTGCATGATAACACTATGACCATTTCGTTTGAAGCAGTTTCATACGATGCAGGAACAGTTAGTCCAGAAACAGTTGAGGGATTTGGGTTAGAACATTATGACGTTACTCCTAGTCCATTAGCAGGTGTAGTCGACTCAAACAATTTAAGTCCAAGTTTTGTATCTCAACAAAATGTCACTAGAAATAGTGCAGAAACATTAAACAACATTGTTGAATCAGTTAACACTTATCAAAACACTCAGGAAAAATCACTTCAGGGTACTCCTGGATTATTATCTACAAATTCAACGCAAACTATCGGCGGTATACAGGGAATAACATTCCCAGTTAAAACGGCCGCGGCAAATGTAACTGAAGCAAAAAAAGTTAATTTAGGATAATACATGGCTAATAATTTACCACAACCACAGTCCAGCAAAGTTGATGCAAAACAATTTTTTGATAACTTCTTTGTGCATGAAGTTACCTTTCCAGCCAACGAAATTGATGCAACTGTTGGATTTTTTATGAAGCGTGGGTTCGATACAGACAGTGCAAGAAGTACTGCAATTATTCTGCTTAATCAAGCTCGCGTTGATGATGTAAATGTATTTGTTCTACTTGACAGCCTTAAAGGGCTAACTGATGTTCAGCTTGGGCAAGTTGTTGCTCAGGTGTTAAACTCTTACAGAGAAAAGACAAGCATACTAGGGTATCATATTTCTACAATAGCAGACACGTACGAAAGTAGAAATATTTTAGTATAATATGGCATCCAAATTTGCTCGCGGAAAATTTGTAATGAAACATCCAGAAAAATATGTTGGAAATAAAGTTCCAACATACAGATCCAGCTGGGAATGGAGTTTCATGAATTTTTGCGATAATAACAAAAGTGTACAAAAGTGGGCAAGTGAAGCTATCCAAATACCCTACAGAGACCCGCTAACCGGACGCCAAACAGTATACGTTCCAGATTTTTTTATTCAGTATGTGGATAAAAACAGTAAAATGATAGTTGAGCTGATTGAAATCAAACCCTCAAGTCAGCAAATTATTGAACGTGTGGGTAAAAACAAATACAACCAAGCCCAGTTTATTAAAAATCAAGCCAAATGGAGCGCCGCAAATTTATGGTGTAAACAGCAAGGGATTAGGTTCCGTATACTTAATGAAAATGATCTGTTTCACACAGGTACTGCATAAGTAATAATATGAAGAAACTTGAAGAAATTTTAAACTTACCTGAAAGCAAAAAGTTGGTCACGGAAGAAGAAAAGAAAAAAGCCAAAGCTGAGGTTGCACAACCGTTCCTTCGTGACATGAGCGAATTTGATAAAATATCGGCAGCATTACCCGCAGTTAAGGGATTAGGCGATGCCAGCGATGCTGAATTTGATGCGCTTGCCCAACGTGCTACAGATGCCTACGATGATTTAATGGACTTAGGTATGAATGTAGAAGCACGTTACAGTGGACGTATTTTTGAAGTTGCAGGCGGTATGCTTAAAAACGCTATTGACGCCAAAGCCGCTAAAATTGACAAAAAACTCAAAATGATTGAGCTACAGCTTAAAAAACAAAAGTTAGATAATGATTCAATACAAGAAGACAAC